CCCAAATATAGTGGAACTATAAAGTTTTGAGGGCTCCCGCAAGCGGGATCTTGATTTGATTACTCGTGCTAAAAGCGAGATGGGCAAGACCCATTGTTGATTAGCTACCAGGACAGGAAATTCCATAGTCAAGTTTTAGTACCTTCGACGTACCAAACCCGGCCACGGCCATTCCATACCCAGCGGTGGAAAAGTCTCTGAAAAGCTCATATGCCTCAGCAGGCGTAACGAGTACGTCTGGATGAGTGGTGTATCTTCTCATGACCTCAGCCATGTCTACCTCGAAGAGGGTTTCGTTCATCGTTTGATCGACCTTGTACATGAGGTCTTTGTCAACGACGGTTTTGATCTGAGCAGTGAGTTTGTTGTCCTCAGGTCCTTGTGTTAGTGCTCGCATGTTCCGTAATAAAAGGAAACTTGCGTTTGGGTAACATCCTTGTAGAAGGCCCTTCTGAAAGAGTCTTGCGCGGTGATACCAATCGTCCTGTGTGTGACCTCTGCCTGGGAGATCGCGATGGCAACTTCCTGAGAAGCGTAACATCACTCCAAGGTTGAGGAATGGACGAAGCACCCCGCTTGTGTCGTATACGGGGGAATTCTTAAGGAACTGAATGTGGCTATAGTCATAACATGGTTCACATGTCACTAAATAACCCACTCTTTCTGCTGCAGAAGTGATACCTTCCATAATTATATGGCGGTGTCTACTCACTGGTTCTGACCGGGTGAGTGCGTCGTAATTTACCTTGCTTAATGATACCCCAATTAAGAGGCTAGCAAAGTTGTTGATTACGGTGGTGAGAGTTGAACCTGAATATAGCCTCGGCCTGTCGGAAGCTAATTTGATTTTCTTTCTTCTGTCTTCTGGTGACATTATTACAATGGGAGTGCATAGCTGAGCCACTAGTGCGGCCACGTCTGTTCGCACTGAGCCTCTGAAGAGGTTGGTAAATGCTTTGAACAGTTGGGGGCTATGACTCGCATCGCAAGATGAAATGTCGACATTGAAGGTGTATACTATTCCTTTAACTCGAACTGAGTAGCACGAGTCGTCGGAAAAGTAACAGAAATACCCATTTTGCTTGGGTGAAATCAGGTTCTCGAATACATGTGTCAAAGCCTCGAGGGAGGGTGACTTGATGTATTCGAATGTTGTTGAGTTCATATTCAAGGGGACTTCTTGTGCCTCCTTTATGAACTTTGTGACTCGAAAGCCTTGCAGTGAAGCTGGACAACCCAAATCGCCAATCATCCGAATGTATTTGTACATCTTCGCATACTCATCTTTTTTGACTTTGTATGTTGTACTTTTCAACCAGACTTTATTAGTTATCATTGCTGTTTCCAGCAATTCTTCATAAGCTTGTATTCTGAGTTGTTTCTTCGGGTGTGGATCAGCGTGGTGGTCGGCTGCCTCTTCTTCTGCTGTAGTGTACCCCTCAATCAATGGACCATAAACTGATGTTAAATGGTCCAACAATTCTCCATTCTCGTTGATGAAGGTATATTGTTGAAGGGTCATGTATGCCTCGTAGGCATGGTACCTGTCGTATTGTACGACACCAGGTTGGAATGTGTCAGGGGGTTGGCGTAATCCAGACATGCGTCTGAAACCGTAACGAATGTTTAGATCGTTGTTTGCCAAAATCGCACCGTTGTGTGATGCGTGCGCCCAAAAAAGTGTGCGGTATGTGGTGTCACGATACCCGCGCGTTTCAATGAAGTTTGTGTTGCTCCCGCCAGGAAACAAGACCTCCCCATCCTTCCAATATTGGTGACCTTTTAGACATCGGAAACTCTCGTTGTACACGAAGGGTTTCTGTTTGTCTTTAGGCCAGGTCCCTGGTTGGCAGTCTACTGCGTAGACTGCCTGCACTCCCCACCACTCGGGACCGTAGTTTGAGCAGTGGATTTCCCGAAAAGCGGTCGTGGCAAAAGGGAAATTGGACGCATAGACCTCGCTTTTACGGCAGTTGCACATAACACCTGATGCGCATATGCGAAGGTGTCTTGCACTGCCTGATAATCCGTGCCCAATAATTCCGCGTGGTGCGGGTACTGGTCGATGGCTATCTGTACAATAAAAGGAAGCATTGTGTCTCTGAATTCTCCGTCTCGTGTCAACATGACGGGAACTCGTTTCCCAACTTCTCCATTCAATAGAAGCCATCTTAAGAGATCAACAAAAACAGGGCCTATACGGCACTCTGAATATTGCATCTCACGGACGACATCTAACATGATAGAGTCATTGGGTTTGTATTTGGAATCCCAAAAGTATTTGGAGATCCATCCCACTCTGAGTTGATCCTCGGGAGATCTCATCAAAATGGTCATCTCAGGTGATTCTGAGGCGTACATAACGTTTCGACGACAATTAACAGTGGTACCTAAAATAGCAACACCAATCTTTTGCCATAACAGCGACATGCTGCGTATGGGTCGTGAGATCGATATTTTGTTATTTTTGTCAAAGACGGGTTCCATGCCTGTCGAATAAAAGAGTAGTCTCTCCTCCTTATGAAGGTGTTTTTGTACTTCTCCTCTAATCGTTGACATTTCGTTGCCATAAACTGAGTACCCAATTGGTGTAAAGGGGATTGTGTCTATGACATCACTGATGTTGTGCATTTGCGGCTCACGAACTGTGAGAAAAGAACCAGTTAATTCAACTTGGTCGAGCAAGTTGATGTTCTGGTAAATAGTTCTTTTGATGTCTGCCCCGGCGGGCAGCATCACTATCTTCTCCTCAAGAGGCGTAATTGCTTCAATCTGAATGTGGTCGATTGGGTTGATTTTTGGGCTTAGTGCGATGCCCGAATCCACAGATTCTTCGACTATGAAAGTTATCTCTTTCTTCTCCCTTTCGGGGTAGGATTGCTCCTTAAAGTTGTCAAATGTATATGTGGGTTCACTACGTGGGCGAGGTGTGTCCGGGTGGGGACCACACGTCATCGACGCGTAGGCCCGGGCTTCCGGGTCTTCGATGTATCCCTGGTCGTCTTCAAAACACGGATCTTCCGGAGAATGATTCGCGTAACAATGAATACAACTGGGAAGTTGTCTAGTGTACCAAGCCACATAGTTCTGGTCGCTAGTGTGTGCGTGCTTGCCTTTTGGGCAATCTATGGCTCGTAGAATTTCGCACACTGGGTAGTTTTTCAGGGTAGGTCCGCGAGGTTTGGTGTCGCGTTTTTCCCTGTCTCCCGTTTGTCTCAGACGTCTGGCGGCGCCATCTAAGGGTGGGGTCTTGACAAAATGTCTGTGCCCCTGAATGCAACAATCTGTTTCGTTACAACATTTGAGGGTTTCCTCTTTTGCGTTGTCGTGATCGTCCCCATCGGAATGAATTTCGATAGGGTCTTCGTTGGGAGTCCAGTTGTCACCTGTAACAGGGACAAACGCGCTTCCTACCAACGTTTTGTAATCACCGTATTTTTCTTCGAACTCTTTGTCGCGTGATTTCCCGGTCTTAGCCGGGGCACGAGTTTTCGAGTTCTGCGTTTTGCTGGTTTTGGTTTTTCCGTGTCTAAATGATTTTTGAGAATTTTTTCCGTTAGCTAGTCCCATGCGCCGCTCTCGCTTTGCATGGGGCCCAGGTCCGCCGGTAGACGCAGGGGCTTGGGTTTGTACACGCACTCTGGCGCCCAACTTATTAGAGGTTTTGGCTCCGGAGACGCCGTTCAACGCAAAGTTAGAAATACTTGTATTCTCATGATTAATCATTTTATTACACTTTACAAATGATAGATGTGCGCTATCAGTTCGGGGCCTGGCCCAGCGTATGCGAACTCCCAAGACATGGAAGCTGCTATTGCTCTGTTTAGAGCTTAATCCACCAGCAAGTGAATACGTTTCTTCAACGCGTAAGTTGTTTTGACTAAAAACTACTGCCCACTCGGAGCAGGTGTTTTGTCGCAAAATGTGCCCGGATACCCCGGGCTGGGACCATGGATTGTTTCCTTACCCCAAGGTTGGTGGGGTTTCTTCATTTAATTTTCTTTTGTCTCATTTTAGGCTTCTTCTTTTGTCCGCGTCTTTTGATTGAGACGCTATGAGTTGAAGTCTTGTACTTAGCTTTGTTGGAGGATGCTGCTCCTTCAATTACTGGGCTGAGTACGGTGGAGACCGCGTGCACTCCTTTGGCGACTGCTCCAATAGGTCCTGGGATCATGGAAGCCATGCCGGATAAAGGTTTAACTAATCCGAGCACGGTCTTCCAAAAATCAGGATTATCTTTGGAGGGGACAGCAGCTGGTAAATTGTTCTGGATTTCTCCGTACAATTTGAATGCTTGGGGGTCTTTTGGGGGGGAGGGTTGAGCAATTCCGTGCAGAAAACTGCCGTAAACGGTCTGCATCTCAACGGAAATCCAATTCTTCAGAATGAAGGACTGATCAGTTCCGGGAGGTACAATGACCTTGAAAACAACGGCGTTGTAGTGGTTGTCCCATAGGATGGGAGCACCTTTAAAGGGCAACGTAGTTCTTCCGACACCCGTGGTAAGGGCGGCGATCGGCGCTTCAATGCGCTCTGCGGACCATGTGTTGTCCAAAAACTGCGTGAACTCAAAATCACCAGAACCGCCATTGCGGTTCATGGAAACTGAGTATGCCCCGTCCTTGACGGTGGACATATAGGCGCCCGTTGACACTGCATCTGCTATGAGTGAACCACCACCTGTGATGGAGTAGACGTTTGGAGTGATGACTCCACCTCCAGTAATCTGGGGAATTGGGGTGAACTCGAGGGGGGTTTTAAAACATTGTACTGTACCGTATTGGTTGAAGGCGTTTGTTGTACATTGAAGTTCGGCTGCAAGGGCAACAACTCGGCCGGCGACGACCTGATCTGTGTTGTTAATGCCGGTTGGACCGGGAGCAGAAAACCACTGGGGAAATTCTGTCTTGGTTTCAATGTATTCTGAGCCTACACTTTCCAATTGAGGATAAAAGTCTGGTGCGAGTGCCCCTAAAGGCATACCACCGTCGGTGGCGACGTAAGAAACTTTGTAAAATGCTTGTGGGATTGTCGGTGGACAGACAATCAATGTTGTCTGTCCTGCGGGACAATCGATGGATGTCATGCGGGTGAACTTTTGAGTAAAAGTGTGACACCCTGATCCATCGGGGATGCGTGGCGCGAGCCCGTTGTCGGGGGCACACGTTGCGGCTTTTATGAAATTTTGGGAGGTTTGGTTAAGGGGAGACATGAGTGTTGTACGACCGGATCTTTCTCTACTTTCAGTTATCTTCCTCAAAGATTGAACAGTACACATAATTGCTGAATAGCTAGTGCTGTTCCAAGAGAGGTTCCTGGGGTGTGGCTGCGGCTGGTATATTGTACCGAGAACTACCTTACTGATAGGATGGGCGTGGTATCCCTCAGATGAGAGAGAGAGGTGCGGGGTGTCGTAAAACTGGTGAATTTTGGTTCAGCTCCCCGCGGGCTGACATCAGGCGGATGGCGGTAAAGGTAACTTTAGAAACTCCGACTGTG